GCAGCTCCTATTTGCAGCTCCATTCGCAGCTCCTACTTGCAGCTTATATTTGTAGCTTATGCAGCTCCTATTCGCAGCTTATTAGTCGTAGTGTTCATCAGCATACCTATCAGAGTTCCGTATGCCCTCGTGTCGGTTCGTGATGGTTCGTAACCCATTCGTGAGGGTTCGTGCAGCGGCAATATATTGTCATTTTATGGTCAAATATTGCTTTGTCATTTATTGCTGTTGTATTGTCGTTTATTGCTTTTATCTGACCTCTGTATATATTATAGCATATTGCACAAAAAAAGTCAAGATTTTTGGTTAGACTTACCAAGTCTAAGTCATAACAATATATGACAATGTTATAATAAAATATGACAATTGTAATATATATAATATATATATGTATACAGTTGTGCACAATGCACAATAAAGCCTGATTATTTTGTTTATTATGCTATTCTTAAAAAAACATTAAAAAACTTTTAAAAAGGTATTGACAATTAGACTTAAAAGCATTATAATTAATATTGTAAGTTGATGATAACTTACAGATAAACAATATTTTTATTTAAAAGGAGAAAACAAAAATGACAAACGCAAACAACAAAATCAAAAAGGCAATGGAAATCGTGAACAACTATCGTGACTATGCAATCAACAATGATTGTTATATCAAGCCAACTAAAGGCACAAACAGCGGTTCGGACGGTAGACTATTTGAAGGAGCTGTAAAAGTATGTATTAATAACTACAGTTTTAAAAATCTTGTAGCGAGTAAAGGTAGAATAGACACAACGAAAAGAATAAACGGCAAAATGTGCAAGTTTGAAATAAAAAGCGGTTGCGGAACACTTGCAACACTCAACAAAGACGGTTCTATCAGGAATAGCGAGTTATTGAAAAGCGATTATGTGATTTATGCCGCTGAATATTTCAACCAATATCCGGTATGTGAACAGGCTTATATATTCCCAGTACAAGTATTTTTATTCATTTTAGAACAGTGTGGATTACTTAGATATAAATACAGCGGTGAACAGTACACCACCGACACAAACGGAAAAAAGATAAGAAAAGCTAACGCATACCACGACAGACTGACAATACAGACTTTTAATAATAGTAAAAAGAAAAAAATTGAATTTAATGAAATGATAGTAAATTATGGTACAAGATTGGATATCTTTTGTAGAGAGAATAATATTAAATATAATACAGAAATCTAAATAAAATTGGCGGTTATCTTAAAAGATAACCGTCATTTTTTTTATCAGAGAGACGCTTTAGTGCTTTAAAGCATTAACGCTTTAATATATTAAAGTGAGCAGCTGGGGTATATTTTGGTAAAAATGGGAATTTATGGTAGAAAAATCTCCCACCCCTAGAATAAAAGTTCCACGAAGTGAACTTTTGGTTTTATAACACTAACTCTCCTCAATTAACCCCTAATCTTTTTTTTGTTTAATTCTAAAAATTTGACAAACTGATGCTCCCTGTGGTATAATATTATTAGAGAAGATAAAATTCTTTCCATTCTATTTAGTTAATTTAATTAATTTAATTAATTTAATTAATTTAATTAATAAAATAAGATAAGAAAGAAAAAAAAAGAAAAAAAAGAGGAATAAAATGAATAGATTAAAATTAGATTTTTCCCTAAACTCTAGTATAGAAAGGCGAGACTTTTTAAATACTTATGTTAAGAGCCCGCAATTTATTTCCAAACCTTTAACTCCTGAGGAACTAGAAACTTGTGCGAACTATGTCTTGTGGGGTAGAGGTGAAAATGGTAAAAATGTTGTTCAAAATAAAGAAATAGAAATTGAAACCCGGCACAAAACGTGGTCTAATACAAAAGAAGTAGAAAGTTTAGACGCCCTATTAGAAACCCCAACTTTTAATGAGCAAATTATTGTTCGTCCTAACCAAGCAGTAACAAAGATTAGTAAAGAGACTTTTAACCGTACTGATGCTCTTAAAAATTGTCCAGACTCTTTAAAAGAAACCTTCGTCTCTCTTTTTAAAGAAATTGATAGTTTAGACCTTCTTCTCAATTACTATGATTTAAAAACTGGGAAAAGAATTAAGCCGCCAAGAGAGGAGCTTCTAAATCGCTTTACGGAAGAAGAAAAAGAAAATTTAAAAGAAAAAGCAAATAAGCTTAGCTCCTACAAATACTTAAAGCTTAGACACTTACTAGTAGAAAAAAGAAAAGAACAATTCTCTTTAAAAGATTCCTATAGTGAACCAATTCAACGCATACTGCCGCAGATTGAAACAAATCCAGAAACTTTTTCTTTTGACTTTGATATCCCTGTATTTCCCTTAGGTCTAAAGGGGGCTAATCTTTTAGGAAATAAGCTTTTTATTCCTATTGATAATTTAGACCCATCTTCATATACAGAAGAAGACCTCAAAGATATCTCAAATTTTTATTGGAATAAGCAAAAAGAAAAAGAAAAAATTTCTACTTATCCTTATTATCTAGATTTTACAAACCTAGAACACCTGTACCAATTTTTACTTTTATATTTTGAGGTTAAAGATTTATCCCTAGAAACTAGCCTAGAAGGTACAACAGACAAATTAATCAGCACTCTTAATTATTACATTAGTATGACAGACCTTAGTGAGATTTATTTAGAAATTTTACAACTTAAAATTCGTAGAAAGAAAAATCAAGAAATCGCAGATTATATTAACCAGAAGTATGATAAGTCATATACAGCTAATTATATTTCAACTATCTTTAAGCAAAAAATTATTAAAAAAATTAATGAGTCCGCAGTGCTCCACGAAAAGATTATAAGCAATATCTTTTTTCCTGAGAATTTTAAAAAGTGTACTTGTTGCGGCAAAGTCTTACTTAGAGATACTGATTTTTTTGTGAAGAAAACTAGAGCTTCTGACGGTTTTACAAGTCGTTGTAAGAAATGTGATAAAGAGGCTAGAAATAGGAGGAAAATTAAATAATGAAATGTTCTTTTAATTTAAAGGAAAGAAAAAAAGAAATTCGATTTAAGAAATTTATTAGCCAAGTTAGTAAATTAGAAATTTCTGACTTTTTAGGTTTATTAAAGATATTAAATATCACCGCCGTAGATACTAATGGGAAATCAAAAGATTCTATTACTATTTTAGAAGAAGTTTTTGATAAATATTTAAACCTTTCTAATAATGCACAGAAGAATTTATTAAGTATTTTAACTGCGGCGAACCGTGAAGAAAGACGAGGTGATAACTTTGGGATTACAACCGAAAATCCAAAAGAGTAAAGGTTTTCTAACTAAAACCTGTACTAAATGCGGCGGCATTTTTGGTCCAGAGTCTTTTATTAAAACTAAGTCTTTCTTTTATCCTGATGGTTATTTGCCGCTTTGCAAAGATTGTATTGAAGAATATTTAATTTATAATGGCTTTAGTTGGAGTTCTGTAGATAGATTGTGTCAATATGCGGACATTCCTTTTGTCCCAAAAGAATTTGAGAGACTTCACGAAATGAATGGGGATAAAGTTTTTCCAGTTTATGCGGAATTATTTCTCTCAAATCCGTATGAAGGTTTGGGTTGGGATGATTATTTTAAAGCTTTTGTAGACTTAAAAAAGAAAGGTACTATTGAAGATGAAATGCCTGCTTTACGAGAGGAAAAATTTAGAAAGCTAAGAGAAAGATGGGGAGCAAATTATGATGAAGAGGCTCTAACCTATTTGGAAAGTTTATTTAAAGGACTTTTAGCCACTCAAAATGTTAATGGCGCGCTACAGATAGACCAAGCTTTAAAAATTTGTAAAATGTCTTTTGAAATAGATAATCGAATTAGAGAAGGCTCTGATTTCGATAAAATTTTAGGAGCTTATGATAAATTAGTTAAGTCTGCTGAGTTTACTCCAAAGAATGTTAAGAATATAAATGATTTTGATACTTGCGGGGAGCTGGTAAAATGGCTTGAAAAAAAGGGTTGGAAAAATCGTTTTTATGATAATGTGACCCGTGATATAGTTGATGAAAGTATCAAAAATTTCCAAAATTTCAATCAAAGACTTTATACTAATGAAAGTGGTATAGATGATGAAATTACAAGAAGAATTGAGGCTCTTCGTTCTACCAAAGAAATGGAGAATTATTATAGTGATAATAAGACTTATGATGATTTAGAAGATTATGATAATGAAGGCTATACTGAGTTATTTAGAGAAGATGAAGAGTTTGTGGTAGATTTAGGAGGTAATAATGAGTAAGGAATTATTTACCTCTAAATCTAATCTTTTCGACGATGAGTCTATTGAAAAAGGAATAAGAGAAGGAGTAGAAATAGAAAAGGGTGCGGTACTTAACGAAGAATATTTAATTAAGAACTTTAAAAAAATAGGAGAAATGTTTTCTATTTTTACTGCTTATCCTGATATTTATTTAGATGCTATTAAACCAGAAGACTCAAGTTTTGAACTTTTCTTTTATCAAAGAATAACACTTAGAGCCATTATGAGATTTAAAGATATTTTTATAACCGCGCCTCGTGCGTTTTCAAAATCTTTTATTACAATTTTAGGCTTAATTCTTCAGTGTGTATTTATTCCAGGCACTAAACGCTTTATTTGCGCCCCTAACAAGAACCAATCTGCTCAAATTGCCAAAGAAAAAATAGTTGAGATATATGAGCATTGGCCATTGCTTCGTAAAGAAGTTATTGGTGGTAATGTTAGTGATACACCAGGTAACTTTGGTAAAGACTATGTTACATTGAAATTCAGAAATGGTTCTCAATTTGACGTTGTTGGTGCATTAGATTCTCAACGTGGTGGTAGAAGACACGGTGGACTAGTCGACGAGGTTCGTGACCACGAAGAACAGCCTATTAATGAAATTGTATTGCCTTTGATGAATGTATCACGTCGTCTTCCAGATAATACAGTTAATGAACGTGAGCCTAATCAACAAAGAATTTTTATGACTTCTGCGGGAGTGAAAACTTCTTTTGCTTATGACTTATTAATGGATGTTTTTGAAGATTCTATTATTCATCCAGAGTCAAGCTTCTGTATGGGATGTGATTATAGAGTTCCTGTTATGCACGGACTTTTGGATAAAACATATATTAATAAATTAAAAACCTCTCCTTCCTATAATGCAGAGTCATTTGCTAGAGAATATATGTCAATTTGGTCTGGCGGCTCAGATGAGTCTTGGTTTAATTTTGATAAATTACAGAAATATAGAAAAATTAAAAACCCTGAAATTGCCGCTTTTAATAGACGAGATTCTAATCAATTCTACTTATTATCAGTGGACGTTGGTCGTTTAAGCGACCAAACGGTGTGTTGTGTGTTTAGAATAAATGTGGCATCTAATGGTATATATTATGCTACATTAGTCAACCTTTTTGTGTTAGGTAGGACTGCAGAAACCAAGCCTTTTTCAAGACAAGCAGCAGACCTTAAAGAAATTATCCAATTATTCAATCCTCGTGAAGTTGTTATAGATACAAATGGTCTTGGAGTAGGCTTGGCTGATGAAATGATTCGAACACAATACAGTGAAACAGGAGAATTACTACCTGCTTATGGATTTGTGAATGATGTAGAATACAAAAAAATACAGCCGAAAGATTGTATTTGTATTTTATACGGAATAAAAGCGGGTAATTCTAAAATTCAGCCTAACGATAAATCTACTAGTGTTCCTAATTCACAAGTTCACGGCAATGCTTATTCTCGTATTAATAGCGGTAAAGTTAGATTTTTAATTAAAGAGCAGGAAGCTAAAAGTTCATTACTAGCTACAAAAACAGGTCAGAAAATGAGCTTAGAGCAAAGAATTAAAAGATTGATGCCGCACGAAATGACCACTAAACTTTTTGAAGAAATGGCTAA